TGTCGCTGAATCTGTTGGCTCGCTGCCACTCAAGATTTATCAGCGCCGGTCGGATGGAGGCAAAGAATTCGCTCCGAACCACCCTCTCAACCGCATCTTTGGTCAGGTTGCGAACGATGAGCAGACCCCGCAGGAGTTGATCGAGTTTATCATGGCATCCGCCATGCTTGGCGGCACGGCGTACTGCCACAAGGAGATGAACGGCGCGGGGCAGATTATGGCGCTGCATCCGCTTGACCAGAGCCTAATGCACGTTACCCGCGACTCCTCTGACCGTCTGGTGTTTGACTATCAAGACCCCGGCAGAGCGAGAGTGTACACGCCACGCGAGATTTGGCGAGTGCCGGGCATGGGCGGCGATGGCGTGACAGGCTACTCAATCATCCACTATGCCAAGCAAACGCTAGGCACAGCAATCGCCACAGAGCGCCACGCTGCGAAAACCTTTGCCAATGGTGCGCGGTTGAGTGGCGTGTTTGAGATGGATAACTACCTCAAGGATGACGCATACGAGCGCCTCTCCCGCGACATCAAGAATTATACTGGCGTGGATAACGCCAACAAGACGCTCATCCTTGAATCCGGCCTTAAATACAAGGGCGTGTCGATGAGCAACGACCAAGCCCAGTTCCTTGAGTCGCGCAAGTTCCAGATTGCGGAGATTGCCCGCTGGTTCCGTGTGCCACTGCATATGCTGAACGAGATGGACAGGTCAACCTACAGCAACGTAGAAAACACTGGGCTGGAGTTTGTTGCGTACACGCTGCGCCCGTGGTGTGAGCGCATTGAGCAAACCATAACACGCGACCTTATTCAGCCGCGCTATCGTGGTCTATATTTTGCTGAGTTTACGCTTGACGCGCTTCTGCGAGGCGATACCAAGAGCCGTTATGAAGCATATGGCAAAGCCATCACGGACGGCTGGCTGAGTCGCAATGAAGTTCGCATCAAGGAAAACCTCAACCCGCAAGATGGGCTGGACGAGTACCTCGTCCCGCTGAACATGGGCGGGCAAGATGAAACGGAACAAGCTCCAGAGGATGCGCTGAACGCTCTCAACGAAAAAGAAATCAGAGCCATCCGCGTTGAGTACGAGCGACTTCCCGCTGACCAGTTTGCCGAGTGGGTTCCAGATTTTTATTCGCGCATGGAGGCCAAGCTCGTTGAGGAGCATGGCGTTGATGCAGAAACGGCTTCCGCGTGGGCAGCGAAGCGCAAGGACGATATTTTAACCGCAGCCAATGTGCCCGCGCTGCTTGATACTTGGGAAGGAAAATCATGAACGAGATTCTCATATATGACATCGTAGGCCAAGACCAGTTTGGCGCTGGCGTGACGGCTGTGGACGTTAAAGCACAGCTTGACGGCATGGAAGGCGACATTACGCTCCGAATCAACTCGCCCGGTGGCGATGTGTTTGAAGGGCTTGCCATCCACAACTTGCTCAAAGAGCATGAGGGCAAAGTCACCGTAAAGATTGACGGGTATGCCGCGTCTATTGCCTCTGTCATTGCTATGGCTGGCGATTCGATTGAGATGGCGAAAAACGCCATGTTTATGATTCATAACCCGTACACATTCGCCATTGGCGATTCTGACGAAATGCGCAAGCAAGCGGATGTACTGGACAAGGTGAAGGATTCGCTCATTACGACTTATGAAGCCCGCACCAATTTCAGCGCCGAGGAACTGTCTGACCTGATGGACGCGGAGACATGGTTTTCCGCAGAGGAATCCACAGACAACGGGTTCGCTGACATCATTGCCGATCAGAATGCCAAGATCAGCAACGTGTCATCCTTTGAATGGATTAACAAAGCCCCGGAAGCCCCGGAGGTTGAAGAAGTTAAACTGCACCCGGTTCCAACAGGTGCAGACTGTCTTGCTCGCTCTGTCGAGCTTGCTGCGCTGCGGGCTGACGTTACCCGCCAGCGCAATCTGCTCAAATAGGTCGGACGGCCTAGAGCTAAAGCCCGCAAGGGAAATTAAATGCAATACGATACAAGGAAAGCATTATGAAGTCTTATGACGAACTGCTTGAGGAACGTGGCCGTCTGGTCAACCAGATGCAGGAGCTTAGCAAAGCTAACCCTGATGGCTTTGATTCCGAAACGCAAGCAAAATACGAAGCTCTGAGTGCTGCGCAGGCCGGTCTGAAAGAACAGGCTGACCGTCAGTACGAAGAAGAAAAAGCCGCAGCAGAAATCGCTGCTTCTTTCGGTCGTGAAAGCAAGAAAGAGACTGCAAAGGACGCTGCTTCTGGCGACTACCTGAACGCTCTGAACGCTTACATCCGTAACGGAAAGTACAGCAACGCTCTGGAAGTTGGCAATGACTTAGAAGGTGGATACCTTGTGAGCGACTACTTTGATAGTCGTTTCCGTGAAATCCGCGATGACTACAACGCTCTGCGCCCGGTTTGTGACACGATCACGACTGCCGGTCTGCACAACATCCGCGTTGAGTCTACTCTGGGCACTTCTGGCTGGCTTGATGAAGAAGCGTCATATTCTGGCGTGGAAAGCGATCCGTCCTTCACCAATGTGCAGCTTGGCGCGTACAAGCTGGGCCGCATCGTCAAGGTGTCTGAGGAGTTGCTTCAGGATTCTGACTTTGACATTGAAGGCTATCTGGCTCGCGCCTTTGGTCGCTCTCACGGTCTGGCAGAAGAAGAAGCCTTCATCAAGGGCACTGGCACAACTCAGCCGACTGGCATCATCGGTGGCGCAACTGCTGTGACTCGCACTGAGTCGCCGCTGAACGCTGCTGTGACTGCTAACACTCTTCTTGATGTGTACTACGGCCTCCAGCGTCAGTACCGCAGCAATGCCACATGGCTGCTGAACGATAACACCGTTCGCACTATCCGTGGCATCACTGATGGTAATGATGACTTCCTGTGGCAACCGGGTTTGCAGGCTGGTCAGCCTGACCGCATCATGGGTCGCCCGTACATCACCAGCGCATATATGCCTGACGAGGGTGAAAGCCCGCTGTCGAGCGCCATTGTGTTCGGTGACATGAGCAACTACACGATTGCAGACCGCACTGGTTTCAGCATTCAGCGTCTTAATGAGCTTTACGCTGCAAACGGTCAGGTCGGCTTCCGTGGTTTCTCGCGGGTAGATGGCAAGGTCGTACAGGCCGCTGGCATCGTCAAGGTCGCTGCATTCTAATTGAGTGCTTGACCTCTATAAGCGCGGGGAGGCTTCCTCCCCGTTGCTTTATCTATTTTTACATCGGGGGAAGGAATGGGACTCACAGTAACAGTCGCGCCGGTCAATACGCCCATCTCGCTGGAAGAAGCGAAGGAGCATCTGCGCATAGTCACCACAGACCATGATGAGTACATTGAGGAGCTTATCTTGGGCTTTGTAGACATGGCAGAGGGTTACATGAACCGCGCCATCGTCACGCAGACGATTGAGTACACCCTTGATTCGTTCCCCGATGAGATTATTCTGCCCCGCGCTCCGGTGCAGTCAATCACCTCCATTCAATACGTTGACACGGATGGAGCCACGCAAACCTTTTCGGACTATCAGGCAGACCTCACGCACCAGTCTATGCCTCGCGTAAAGCCGTCATATGGCAATTCATGGCCTTCAACCCGCGATCAGTATGCAGCCGTCACGGTGACATACATTGCCGGGTATGGCGATGCAGAGCATGGTAACGGCGGGCATGGGCATTCGCCTCACGCGAATTTCGGCATCCCGCATGACATTCACTATGCCGCTTACATGACCGTTGCCACTTGGTTTGAGTACCGCGAGGACGTTATTGTGGGTGCTGCTGTGAACGCGCTGCCGGAAACAGCCAAGCGGCTGCTCGACCCGTACCGCATCGCCCGTGTCTGATTTTGTATGTATCGCTGGTGGCCCTTCTCTCACAAAAGAGGACGCAAAACTGGCAAGGCAGCACTGCACCGTTGTTGGCGTGAACGATGCCTACAGGATGATAGACGTAGATTATCTGTACGCATCCGATTTGGAATGGTGGGAGCATCACGCAGATAAGGTCAAGGACTTGGATTGCCGCAAAATCATCGGCAAGCAGAGCAAGCGCCCGCCAGAGT